TGTCGGGCTTTGTAATTACTCATTTACTAACAGAGATTAAGCGACTCCACTCGCGTGTCGATGAGATCTATAACATACTTCTAGAGCGATAATTTAATCATGGCAAGAAAAGCAACTAAGGCATTAGAGGAACAAGGTTACTCAAAGCTTGATGCTTATTGCATTGGGCTTTATGAGTATTTCTGCTCGCTTAAAAGAGCAGGCTTTCCAGAAGACATTGCGATGTTCATGATTACCGAACCCCAAGCCTATCCGCATTGGATCTTGCCTGATCCTGTCGATCCAGAGAAGTTCGGCAACTACGAAGATGAGGATGACGATTAAGCGCATACTGGTTATCCCAGACATGCAGATTCCCCTGCATGATGCACACGTCACCGCTAATTTGATCCGCTTTGCTCGATCATTTAAGGCTGATCAAACTGTCACTTTAGGTGATGAGATGGATATGACCGAGCTTGGGCGTTGGAGTGAGGGCAGAGCCGATTGGTTCGCTCAGACCCTAGGCGATAATCGAGACATGACTGTGGACATTCTGTGGGAATTAGGCGTGACGGACATGATTCGTAGTAATCACACAGACAGACTTTACAATCAGATTAGTAGCAAGATTCCAGCTTTAGGCGCATTGCCAGAGTTGCGCTTTGAAAAGTTTCTTAAGCTTGATGAATTGGGTATAAAATTTTGGCGTGATGAAATGCCTATCGCGCCTAACTGGATAGCAGTCCACGGAGATCACACACCCATCAAACCACAGGGCGGTTTATCGGCCTTGGAAGGGGCTCGTCGCCGAGGTAAATCAACAATCTCGGGTCACACGCACAGAGCTGGTAGATCATCGTTCACAGAGGCCTCTGGAGGCCGCGTAGGGCGTATTTTGCATGGTGTAGAAAGTGGACACATTATGGAAACCCAGCGTGCCAGTTATACCCATGGGGTCATGAATTGGCAGCAAGCATTTTCTATTATTTATGTCAAGGGCAAAAATGTCCAAGTCGATCTTATCTACATCGAGAAGAATGGCACATTCATTGTCAATGGCAAGGTGTACGGTAGACCTAGATAATCGTTATCATTTCGTTATCTAAATGTGCTTGATTAGTCGGACAGTTATGTCACACTAATTCAGTAGCCAATCAAGGGCATTGGCACAGATAGGTACAAAATGTCAAACACAGACAAGCTGTTATTAATCTGCATTATCGGGATGTGCATAGGCTTTGCCATTACCATCTTTGATGTACAGCGCAGAAGCTATGAAAAAGGCGTGCGAGATGGATACCATCGTGGTCGCAGCATCAAGGGGCAGGAATGAAAGCCAATGAAATCCTACTCACAGCCACAGACACGATCCGTGACCGTGGGCTATCATACGGTCATCCTGCGGATAACCTGCAACACACCGCAATGCTGCTCTCAGCATACCTACAAACACCAATACACGACTATCAGGTGGCAGGGATCATGGTCTTGGTTAAACTTGCACGGACTAATCAATCAGCCCAGCACATCGACAACTGGGTGGATCTATGCAGCTACGGCGCATTAGGCGGACAACTCGCAACTGAGGAGAATGATCTCTATGTTTAATTTATCGGAGTACACCACGGTTCGTGAGCGTGTAATTGAGTTTTGGAAAAGGTATCCCAATGGTCGTATTGAAACTGAAATTCTTGAATGGTCTGATCACCGCTTTATCGTGGCTGCACGCCTGTATCGAGAAGCCACAGATGACAAGCCATTCTCAACTGGTCTTGCGAATGAGGTTATTACGGACAGGGGTGTCAATAAAGATTTTGCTTTGGAAAACGGGGCTACTTCGGCGATTGGTATTGCTTGTGGTCATGCGAACATCGGAATTGACAAGCACAAACCAAGCCGAGAGGAAATGAGCAAGGTAGTAGCTTCTAAGCCAGTTAAACCGCCTGTTCAGGAAGTCAAGGCAGACGATCAGGATTACTGGACTACACCTGTCGGACAATATAATGGTGTCGTTGATGCGCCTGTCACACTTGATAAAGCAATGGAAACAGTCACAGCAATTATAGGCACAGCAGAGGCAGTAGAAGCTCCATCATGCGAGCATGGACACATGCAATGGCGCGAGGGTGAGAAAAATGGAAAGGCATGGGGTGGCTACTTCTGTAATACAGCGATCTCATCGGCACATAGATGCCCTACCAAGTGGTACAACCTTGGTTCAGATGGAAAGTTTCAACCACAGAAGGCGAGAGTGTAATGGGAAACATTGGTATTAAGATCAATGGGGAATGGGTGGATCTACTATCTGCCTTTGTCCCTTGTCAGTTATGTAATGAGCCGGTTGCTATACGCGATCTAGAGGACATTTCATCTGATTCAGTCAATGGCGTAGTCACATGGCAATGTGCTAAGTGCAAAGCTGTGAATGGCTAGTCAAGCAAGGAAACACAGAGGTTTCCGCACAGAGCGAGTTGTCGCACAGTACCTATCGACTGTTTGGCAAGGCGCATGTGTTGGAAGGGGTAGTGGCAAGGATATTGTCAATGTACCGTTTGATGTTGAAGTCAAAGCCCGCGCTGGATTTCAACCGCTTGCGTACTTGAAACAATTAAAAGCTCGGACAGCCATTTCGGGGGAATTAGGCTTTGGAGTTATTAGGCTCAACGGACAAGGTGAAGATGCGCGTGAGTATGCCGCCATCATCCGTCTAGAGGATCTCTTGCCACTACTTGTATTAAAGTACGGTCATCTTGATACCGAACCCACAGAGGCAGACATTGACCGCTGCGAAGCTTGTGGGTCTTACATGATAAGGAAGTGTCTAACTTGCCAGCCTACGACTATAGATGTCTTAAATGTAATCTCACGAATGAGATCACCCATGGATGGCACGATCGACCAATGATCCCATGTACTTATTGCAATGAGCCTATGACTAAGGTTATAGCTGCTGCACCGACTCACTTCAAGGGTAAGGGCTTCTATTCAACGGATAAGTAGTTATCCACAGAAGTTATCCACAGGGGGTATAAAAGTAATGACACGCCCAAGATTTACGCTGTTGCTTGACAGTATCAGTACCATGACACAGCAGAGCCTATCAAAGGCTCACCGCGTGCGCGTTAAGCGCAGAGCACGCGGGGTGCTTGCATGTATTGGGATAGCTCTATGCATTATGCCTAATGCAGGTGGCTCTAAACCAATGCAATATGTAAGCTATAAAGAGTTTGCTTATCATCAATTAGGTTATAACTTAAAGCAATATAAATGCTTAGCAATACTCTATGGTAAAGAATCAGCATGGAATCCTAAAGCTGCTAATGGATCTCACTATGGAATACCTCAAGGTAGAAGTGAATGGCTTAAAGACCAAGATGGTTATACTCAGATACAATGGGGATTAGATTACATAGGGCATAGGTATGGTGAACCATGCATAGCCTTGAATCATTGGAAGGCTAAGGGATGGCATTAGATAAGCTCAACAGCAGACGATACCGCGAACAGCGTGAGCGCGTGTTCATGCGTGATGGTAGAGCTTGCCAGTTGTGTGGTACAGATGAGGGTGAGATGCACATCGATCACATCATCCCACGCAAAGCTGGTGGAGATCATTCGCTGGATAATTTAAGAGTGCTCTGTAAGTCATGCAACCTACGCAAAGGTGTGCTCAATGATGGGGTTTTTTTAGCACAGACGGCTACCCCCCCTGTCTTTCTCGACTATATCTCCCCGATGCAGTCCGAACCGATGCTGGACAGTCCTTTTAAGACCCGACCCAGTCCAGACCAATGACAACTAAGCCCAGAAAGCGCAAAGCCCTACGAGGGGCAACTAAGCCGAGGCTTCACAGTCCACTTCTCAAAGGCCAAAACAAGCTGCAAGATGTTAAAGACCTCTGCGCAATAGTTAAAATGGATTTAATGCCATGGCAAGAGTTCGTGTTGAAGGACATGCTTACCGTGGACAAGAAAGGCAACTGGATCCGTAAGACAAACCTGATTCTTGTTGCTCGACAGAATGGTAAGACCCATTTAGCGCGTATGCTGATATTGGCTCATTTAATCAAGTGGAATACCAATGTCCTTATCATGTCCTCAAACAGAAGCATGGCACTAGATACCTTCCGGCAAGTAACTCACCTATTGGAGACCAATGACCACCTCAAAGGATTCGTTAAACAAATCAGACACGCTAATGGCACGGAGTCTATTGAGATGCTCTCTGGAGCGCGCCTTGATGTCGTTGCAGCTACTAGAGATGGATCTCGCGGACGAAGTGTCAACGGGTTACTTTACATCGATGAAGTCCGAGAAATCACAGAAGATGGATTTAGAGCAGCAACTCCAACTACTCGCGCTCACCCAAATAGTCAAACGCTTCTTACCTCTAATGCTGGAGATGCGTTCTCAACTGTTCTTAATGACCTCAGAGAACGAGCCATCGACTATCCACCTAAGTCATTCGGATTCTACGAATACTCAGCTCCGCAATACTGCAAGATAGACGATCGCAATGCATGGGCTTTGGCTAACCCCTCTTTGGGATACACCATCACAGAAGAAGCGATTGAAGAAGCGATTGCGACTTCACCGATTGAAAACACGCGTACTGAGACTCTTTGCCAATGGATCGATTCGTTAAGTAGTCCATGGCCACATGGAGTTCTAGAGGACACATCCGATAGCACACTTGAAATGGCTGCTGGGGCTTATACTGTATTTGGTTTCGATGTCAGTCCTTCACGCAGGAACGGATCATTAGTCGCAGGACAGTTACTCCCAGATGGGAGGATTGGCATCGGGATCTTGGAGACTTACAGCTCTCAGGTTGCTATTGATGAGTTAAAAATGGCAGCAAGTATAAAGGCTTGGTGCGACATTTATAAGCCGCGCTTAGTCTGCTTTGACAAATACGCCACCCAGACAATCGCAGATCGCTTGGCTAATGCCGGAGTTATGGTTGAGGATGTTTCAGGCCAGCAATTCTACAAAGCTTGCGGAGATCTATTAGAAGGCTTGGTCAATGCTCGCGTAGTCCACAACGGGCAAGCAGAATTGATCCAACAGATGAATAACTGCGCAGCTAAGGTAAACGATTCGGCATGGCGCATCATCAAGCGAAAGTCAGCTGGAGACATTTCAGCACCAATCGGCTTAGCCATGGTCGTGAGCAAGTTAATGATTCCAGTTGCTAAACCTCAGATTTATACTTAGACACACCCTATGTAATATGTCAAATGCTTGACATGTGCTACCATTTATGTCTATGGGTAAAATACTGCAAGCGTTTGGTTTAGAATCTAAGCCTTTAGTTCAGGCACAAGCTGCGCCACAAGTCCTTGGCGAGTATTCACCTTATGCAATGCCGTTTCAGACTGCATACATTGGTCGCACAGAGGCTATGTCAGTTCCGGCACTCATGCGTTGCCGCAATTTACTTGCAGGCACAATCGGAGCAATCCCATTAGAGCTTTACAAGAAATCTACAAATGAAGAATTAGGCTCACCTGCTTGGTTAGAGCAACCTTCATATTCACAGCCACGATCAGTAACGATTGCATGGACTGTCGATTCACTTCTTCTCTATGGTCAAGCATTCTGGAAAGTAGTAGAGGTTTATCAGGAAGATGGTCGTCCATCTCGCTTTGAATGGATCGCAAACAATCGAGTAACGATTACTCTCGATAGCACAAATACTTTTGTTAGATCTTATGCAGTTGATGGCATTACATTACCAATGGACGGTTTGGGATCACTTGTTACATTCCAATCATTAAGCGATGGCATCCTTAACACCGGTGCTTCAACAATTCGCGCAGCTATCGATGTCCAGAAAGCAGCAGCAATCGCAGCAGCTACTCCAATGGCAACTGGTTACATCAAGAACACAGGCGCAGATCTAGATCCTAAAGAAGTCTCAGGACTTCTTGCTGCATGGCGTAATGCTCGTAACAATCGCTCAACTGCATACCTCACATCTACCCTTGAATACACTCCAGTTTCATTCTCACCTAAAGACATGATGTACGGTGAAGCAATCTTTAATCTTGCTACCGAAATCGCTCGTCTATGCAATGTGCCTGCCTATTATGTTTCGGCAGATCAAAATAACTCTATGACTTATGCAAATGTTCAAGATGAGCGCAAGCAATTCTTGACATTATCTTTGCAGCCATTTATTACAGCGATTGAAGATCGCTTGTCTATGGATGATATTACTGCGCGTGGCAATGTCGTGAAATTTGACATCGATAAAAACTTCTTGCGTACTGATCCACTACAAGAATTGGCAGTCATTGAAAAACTGCTAACGCTTAACCTGATTACCCCAGAGCAAGCGATGGAAATGACCGATCTAACACCTAACGGAAACAATGGTCTAGTATGAATCAAGTAATTACCTTCTCAGCTGATCTGACAGCAGACTCAGCCAATCGCACAGTATCAGGCAAGATTGTGCCACTTAATGTTGAAGCCGGATCTACAAATATGGGCAAGGTTATCTTCGCCTCTGGATCTATTGCTATTGAAGATCCTAAATCTATAAAGCTCCTAAGTCAGCATGACAATAAGAAACCTTTAGGCAGAATGGTCTCATTTAGCGAGTCAGAAAATTCTATTGATGCAGTCTTTTCTATTAGTCGCTCACAGCGCGGCACAGAGGCTCTGATCCTTGCAGAAGAAGGATTGCAAAGCGGTCTGTCAATCGGGGCAGAAGTCCTAAAGTCAAAGATCAAGGATGGCGTGACTTATGTATCCGCTGCTCGCTTGGTCGAAGTAAGTTTGGTAACAGAGCCAGCATTTAAGTCGGCACAAGTTACTGATATTGCAGCAGAAGAATCTGCTGTAGAAGAATCAACCCAACCAACAGAAAGCGAGACAGCCACCGTGGAAGAAACCACTCCAGCAGTCGAAGCAACACCAGTTGAAGCACCAGCGGTCGAAGCTGCTCGCCCAACTGTTTCAGCAGCATA